AGGCTTTGCGCGTCTGCCGAATTGATCCCACCCTTAGAGCCCATTTTCGCCATCTCTGCGGCAAGTTTGCCACGCTCCCCATTGACTGCTGGTTGCCGAGCTGCTGAGGCCGAACCAGAGGATACCATCACCTGATCGCTGGCCGGTTTGCTGGCCGGTGCTTTTGGCTTGGTCTTAGCTGCCGCAGCCGCTGCGTCCTCCGCCAATGCGCGGAGACCTCGGATCTGTACCCCGAGAATGTACTCCGCTTGAGGCATCGACATGATCGACGCCAGTGCGGGGTTTTTCCGGGCTGCTTCGGCTACCTTGTATTCAGGAGAGCTTGGGTCCGCTAGGAAAGGGAACTGAATGTGCGCTTGTCTGGTCGACTCCACCCGGGTGGCAATGAATTGCTCTCTCTTGGGGATGTGATCCTCCAAAGTTGCCCGGGCTTGGCGTCGTTGACTGATGAGATCTGCCTTGGTATAGGAGACATCCCCTATGTTGTGGTAGGTCACATCGCGCTCATCTCCGGTTACTGGATCGACCACGGTGCTTGTATTCCACCGTGACGGGTCTTCCAGAACTTCTTCCACATATCGAAGGGCATCTTTCGCAGTTTTCTTTAAGTCCGCCAGTGAGGCTAAGTCATTGAATCCTGAGAGAGGTACGTTCGCTGCGACTGGTGGTGGTGGTGGGGGTGGTGGCGCAGCCTGTTGGCTGTTGAGCTTGGCCTCCATCTCACTGAGCTTGGCTTTGGTCTCTTCCATCTGCGATTGGATCGCAGCGGTCTTGGCCAATTCCTTGCGCAGTCGTCGATTGAAGATCTCCTGTTGTTCGGGAGTGAACGAATGGGTCTGAGAATGAACGGGATCGGCCTCCGCTTTGGGAGTCTCGGATGCAGCCTCAGTCGTCTCGGGTGCTGGAGTCTCTTCTGTGGTGGCTGTTAATTCAGGAGCCTGCTCGGCCCTCGCTGTCGGAGTTTCTTGGATCTGTGTGGAAGTATCTTCCGAAGCTTTGCGGGCTGGCTGTGGCGTTGATGGCTTGCTGGCCGAGGCCAACATCATCATCGCTGCTGCACCCGTAGAGATATTTTCCGACCCTGACTTTGGCGCATCACCTGTTGGAGCTGGTGAAGAAGCTGGAGTATTTTCTGACGACATGTTTTTTCCGTAAACAAGAGACGTTATCTAACATCCTGACGCATGGCTGGAGTGCCAAGAACCATAGCCAAGTCCTAAAACTGGTTTCAGGTCAACAACAAAATTACAAAGCCGCTTCTTCAGCCGCACGATTCAATGCTTCCTGATACAGGGATAGGATTGATTCGTAGCTGGCGATCTCTCCGATGCAGGCCAGTGTGGCTCGCTCATTGACGATCACATTGCCATTGCAAAGATTGGACACCGCCGCCTCACGCATGGACCGGATCTCTGCCATGAACTCGGTGAAGCGGGTATCCTTGGCCAGCCCGAGGAGGGCGTTCTGCAATCGCTTCTGGGCCTTGACCGAGTCTTGGTGGGTGTTCATAAAACGGCTTGGATAGATTCCTTCATCGCCGATCTGGCTTTGGCAAGCTCCGAGTCTGTGAGCGGTGTGGCATGTTTGCGAAGATTGTCCTTGGCCCACAGAGGACGCAGGTTCGACAGGGAGAAGCAAGCTCTGGCCTGCTCTGGATCAGAGAAGTCAAAGGAGGAACATGGGACGAGGTGGTCCACATGCCAGACAATGCCGTGATTTTCCCAAGTCATCCCCGGCAGGAATTGCACTTCAAGGTGCGCTCGGAGTTCGGCACCGCTCAGGTTGATCGTAGATGATCTTGTAATGCCTTTTTCGCGGAGTATGTGGCATAGCCTACTTTGCATTGAAACCCGCAACTTAAATTCTGGACATGTTCGGAATATCTTAGTCCTCCATATCTTGCGCCTGTGCATTTGATGTCCCGCGTTCTTCAAGCGGTGCGCCTTTTGATACTTAGCAGAGTCCTCTTTTGAGAGTGATAGGTACGGACCCGCCAACCCCAGTTCCTCCATAAGCGTGGGAAGTTTAACCACGGGGTTTAAGGCTTTGAGTCTGGATCTCTTAGCCGCATTGTATGCCAAGTATTTCGCACGGTTTCGAACATACTCCGCAGTTTTAGCGGCTCTCTTCACTTCTGGGTCTTGGCTGTCGCGGTACTTTTTCTGAGCCGCAATTATCTCCTCTAGATGCGTATCGCGATAGATCTTGCATTGGGCCAGAACTTTCTCGCGGTTCCTCAAATATGATTGGCGTTTTTGATCTTTGATTACTTCCCGAAGAGGGCCGTCCCGTCGGGCCTTCCTATACGCATTCCTTTGGAGTTTAGCTTCTTCAGAAGTCATGCAAACACCGTAACTGAACAACTGTTGAACTCAAGCCCCTAATTTTCCTAAGCTCCCATTCTACCAATTTTGGCGTTACCTTGTTGAACTTTTTGAAATTCCGCCTGCTTCATCAGCTTCTCGATGCGCTTGCCGAATGGATCTTGAGGGTTCTGCATCTTGGCCTGAACGGTCGGATCTCCTTGGATGTAGTTCTGGATGACTGACAGGGCCAGATCGGGTGGGGTGCCGGGGGCCAAGTCTTGGTCGATGCCCGAGTACACCTTGGTCAGCAAGTTTTGCATGTCGCCGGATGCCCGTTGTTGGCCCACCTCTTTGGGGTCCAAGATCATCTCCGCGATGGTCGGGTCGATGGCGTTGACCATGACTTGCAGCCATTCAGAGTAGTTGACCATGCCCTCACGATCCCCCGTGGCCACGATCTTGGCGATCTGCTCCAGCTTGGCGAAGGTCTGGTCGGGGCTCATGCTGTCGACCGAGAACCGCAGCACGAAGTCGAACTGTTCGTCTTCTTCGCCCTTGCGGAACTCCACGGGGTCTACCTGCTTGAGGCCCACCACTCGGTAGTAAGTCTCCTCTTTGCCGAACTGTTTGAAGAGCTGCCAGCATTGGAGGTAGACCTTGTTCCACCCGATGAGGAACTCGTCGGCCTCGTCCTGCGTAATCAATGGGGTGTAGGTCGGGTCGCTTGAACTGGTGGCAAAGCCCAAGTACCCGTTGAAATCGGACTTCAGCTCCTTGTAACTGGCCTCGGTGCTGGGTGAGTAAGATGGCGTGGTTCCAAAGTGATACTCCCCGGGCCGACGTTCAGCGATGCGTGCCCCTGCACCCCACCGTAGAGGTGGACGCCCTTGAGGGTACATCAAGGGGGGCATGATCTGCATGCTGGCGTTGTCGATCAGCGAGTCCTTGTGGACCTTGATCTGCTGTTGCAACGGCTTGCCCGGTTCTGGGATACCCCGAGAGTCGTGCAGCTTGCGAGACAGGTGTTCCCGACGGAAGATGGTGAAAGGATACTGACCGTGGGCGTAGCCCAGCAACCCTGTCTTGGCGTAGCCCTCATGGCTCCCATCGGGACCCATCTTGGGGTTGAAGACGGTCAGGTAAATACCGGCATTGCCATCTTCGTCGGACAGCCGTTGATAAGCAAACACCACCCCGATGAGATTGGTAAACTGATTGCTCTGAAAGGTGAACGAGCGACCCATCGGCTGGTTGTACTCGTTCTGGGTGTTGGTGATTAGCTGACCACGGCAGGTGGTGATAGCGGCCTCGACCCATGCCTCGTCCCAGTTGGACGTGTTGACAAACCCCCGCAGTTGTTCGGCGGTGTAATACTCCACCCTGAACATGGCCGAGCAGTTCTCCGGGTCGGTGGACTCGGCAGGGATGAAGAGGTTCTGATTGAGGTTGAATGCCCGCAGCACTGGCCGGGACTTCTTGCGACCGAGGGTAGGGACGGTGGTGGTCTGCGACTTGCGAAGCTCCGCCAACATCTTCTTGGCCTTGGCGCGAGAGCACTCGTACAGCCCTACGAAAATCTCAATCAACTGGTCTTCCCCCTCGGTAGAGTAGAGGACGGTGGTCAGGTCGACCTCGGGGGACTGGGCCTGAAGCTGCTCCAGTGTGACAGTGGTGAGGATCTTCTCCTGAGTCTCCTCCCAGAATGTGCCGATGGCTCCGATACCCTGTTCTTGGATGAAGTTGGCCAGCAGCTTGACCTCGCGAGAGACCTCGGGGATCTGGGTCTGGACCATCCAGCGCATGAAGTTGGCCACCGTCTTGGCCCGCTTGATGTCGTTGCCTTCGACGGGGGTAGCCGAGATGCCCGCCCGTCGAAAGGCCATGGACAGCATGGCCACCTTCTTGATGATGGCCTCGTCAGTCAGAAAGACTTGAAGATCCGAAGCTCCGTCCCATGGGGTCGGGTCGATCTTGGCCCCCTCACGGGCGTGCTTCTTACCGTCGGCACTTTGACCTGACCACAGTGCGTAGCGTGTATTGAAATTCTCCTCACACTGGTCGAAGAAACCTTGGAGATTGGCCAGTGTGTTGCTAAAGGTCTTGGACAGTAGGGCATGGTCCGGCCCGTCGTTGCCGACGGGGGCGAGTTGCAGACCGGCATCGGCCTGACCATTGATGGTGCCCGAGAATGAACTCATGCGTTTTTAGCAGGGAGGTTGCGGATCGCACAAAATGCAAGTCTAATAAACGCCCGTCCGGTTGCGGTCTTCGGTGACGGGTGCGACATACTCGCAGCCTCCTTTCCGTAGATAGCGAAGACAGTCGACGAAATCCTTGGTGTGCTCCTTACCCCCCAGCTTGCCCGTGTACTCCTGCATGGCGTAGATAAAATTCTCGCAGCGGTCCGACACATAGAGGTGCGGGGAGTTGAGGCTGTCGATGGGCTTCTTGGTGTCGTAGGCCAGCAGGTTGGTGATGAGCTGGATGCCGTCCTCGATCTCACCCTTGTCAGACTCAGAGACGGCAGCAGGTGCGGGGATCATGCTGATCCCGCAGTCGTCGAGGTCAGAGATGATGGTGGTGGCCCCACGGTCCTTCGTCTGACGCTCGGCTGCTCCCATGCGTGGGTCGATGAACCGCTCAAAGATCTTCTCCGACCCCTCGGCATCTCTGATGAGACTGACGTAGCCCTTGATGTCCAAGCCGATCCCCTTCTGAGCCGGACCCTCCTTGTCCCCGGGCAGTGCCCAGTCTCCGTAGCTGACGTCGGGCCACTCGCGATAGACCCACCATGTCCCTCTCACGTCGATGGCCACCCACAGCATGCACCAGTTCTTGGACCCGCCCAAGTCGATGGCCATGTAGCGGGTCACGGGGTAGGGGATCTCACCACCCTTGGCATTCAGCTTGGGCTTCATCCATGGCAGGTCTTCATGGGCGACCACGTTGACGTCCCGACTAAAGAGCGGGAACGCAGTGCTGACCGACTTGGTGGGTACGCCATAGGCGCGGGCAAGAATAACCTCACGACTCTCCGAGCCGTACAGCTTCATAAACTCGGTGATGTCGGTGAAGGGGTTATCTTCTGTCCAAGCGTAGTGAATACAGCAAGACCCGACTGACAAGCTCTCCTGCATGACTGGCAGGTTGGACATGATCTTGGGGTGATTGCAGAAGCGGGTCTTGAGGGTGCGCGTCTTGGCGAGAATCTTTTCGATGGTCTCGTTCCAGCCGTCGACGACAGTGTAGGTCAGCAGCATCCGCCCGTGGTAAGTACCCAGCCGCCCCATGCGGATAGTCTCAAACAGGTCGTAGGGAATTTTCTCATCGGCCCAGACGAAGTGGGCCTTGATGCCTTCGATGATCTGGCTGTTCTGGGCAAACTGGGCGAAGTTGTAGAACTTTATCGACCCACCCCTTCGATACCCCTTGGACGGTGGCAGAATCGCAATGGAGTCGGTGAAACCGTTCTTCTGTGAGTATTGAAGACTGTGATACGTCCCCTTCTTGGTAGCCAGATTGCGAAGGTTCTCCGGCAGTGACTCGTAGACGAAGCGTTGTTGGTCGTCGATGGATCGCCGGTCAGAGATGTGGAACCCGTACACCTCCGCCTCGGGGATGGTCGATGCGGCCCAGACTGCCATGCGTGCGCCGAACGTGGTCTTGGACGAGTTGTGGTGGATCACTCCAGCTGCGACATAGTTGCCGTAGGTGGGAACCGTCATATCCCACTTGACATTGATTCCCTCTGATACAATGCTTGTGACCCATGCCACACCATGACCGCATTGAATATCCTGTTGATCTGATTCGCGATTGGGTTGCTGCTGGAGACACGCAGCAGACGATTGCTGACCGTTTGAAAACTCAACTTTCCGAGCCCCGCATAACCTCAAAGTCGATTTACAAAGTGTGCCGAAAGCATGGCATAGTTTGTCAACGGACTGGACCCCGAGCTGGCGAAGGCCATCCCAGATGGCTCGGTGGGAAGACTCGGACGGCGCACGGCTATGTGAAGGTGGTTTGCCCAGATCATCCGACGTGTGTGGAAGTGAACCGGAGACGAGAGGCTGCTGCGAAGGGCGCGTACTACCCGAAACAAAAGTATGTCTGGGAGCATCGACTAGTGATGGAGAAATTGTTGGGCCGGTTCTTGACTGCTGAAGAAGTGGTTCACCACATGGACGGAAATCCGTCGAACAATGCGCCAGAAAATCTGCGGCTATTTGGTTCAAACGCTGAGCATTTGAAATTTGATCTGGCTGGCAAAACTCCAGAGTGGACGCCGGAAGGCATAGCTCGGACCCAAGCTGGAGTTGAGAAATGGAGAGCCACTCGCCGCAAGCTCCGAGAACGCGATGCTCTAGCGCAGCTACGAAAGATTGCCCCGTCGAAAGGGTGATGCGAAGCATCTCCCCCTC